ATCAAACTAGAGTGGTGAGAGGATAATGGCAGGACAGTTAGATTCATTGTTAAAACAAGTAGCAAAACAGGTTGTATCTGATTTAGGTAGTTCGTTGGATACAACTATCAGTTATACAAAGAAGGGGGTTTCTAGTTACAACATTGAGACTGGAGAAGAGATAAGTGTAGATACTACTTTTTCTGATATAAAAGCACCAGTTGAATTTGTGCAGTCAACTGAAGATGATGGTAGAGAAAGAAGAGAAGCAAAGGTTTATATTACACCTAATTTGATAGGAGATAATCAACCTAGTTTTGAAGATGAGATTACAATAACTTATGCTGGGTCTGCGAGAGTTACACAGATAGTTAATATTGATACGAGGCAGGGTGGACAAACATACCTGTTTACTATTTTGGTGAGGTTCTGATTATGCAAGATTTTTTAAAAGCAAATCCAGCTAAAGAAATAGAAGAGCAAATGAACAGAGATTTAAACACTTTTGCAAGAGAGGTGCTTTCCAAACTTTCAAGAAAAGAAAATCCATACAGTCCTATTGATACTGGTTTTTTTGCTTCTAGTTGGACTATTGGAAGATCAAGACCTGCACCGCAAGATAGAAGAGAAGATTTTGCTCCGTGGAAAAATATTAAACCTACAAGAAAAGGTTTTACATCTGCACAAGCTAAAGTAGAACCTAGATTTATTAATACTATTAATTATAATTTTAAAATTTATGAAAGTTTTTTTATTGGTAATAAGGCAAAATATTCAGCATATGCTTTAGCCTCTTCAAGGAATCACATAGTAAGATATTTTAAGCAAGATTTTAAATCTGATATGGATAGAATTTTTAGAGATAAAAAATCAAAAATTGGATTAGCACTTGAACCTTTTAAAGGAGGGCAAGGTGGTATTGGACAGTTTGCTGATCCAAATAAAACATTCGTTAGCTATACAAATATTTCAAATGTTCCTGACCCTTCATCTTAATGAGTTTAGTTAACACCAGAGCAGCTTTTGAAAAGGCAGTAACAGATGCAGTAGCAAATATAGATCCTACTGTTGAAATGGTTTATGACAATATGATTTATAAAACACCAGGTAAAAATAAAAAGTATGTTGTAATGTCTCTTGATTTTGCACAATCTACAACACAGGCTCAAGGAGCATCTTCCGATTTTTATTCAGGTGTAGTTTTATGTAATATTTATTGCCCTAAAGGTAAAGGTACTGCCTCACTATCGGCAATAAGTGAAGCAGTAATTGATGGTCTTACCTCTGTAAATGCAAGTGATTATACTGATACGTTTAGTTGTTCTCCAAGAGTTGCTGATATCTCTGGTCCTGCTCCTATTAATGTCGATGATTCTTCACACTTTTTAGGCTTAATATCTTGCCAATTTACCGCAAATGCCTAGTATACTAATATCAAGTTATATATTAAAATGACACGAGCCGTAGACCTTCTTAAAAACAAGTTTGGAGTTTCACAACTTTACAAGCATGATGTAAAACAAAATGATGAAATCATTCTGACTGTTTATTGGCATCCTTTGACTATCGCAGAAAGAGAGGCTATTCAAAAGAAAACTGGTGTTGATGATGCTAATAATTATGCTCTTCAGTTAATGATTGAGAAAGCATTGGACAAAGATGGAAATAGATTATTTCAAGATGGGGATAAAGCCTCTTTAAGAAGAGAAATAGAAGCAAATATCTTGCAAGAAATTCAATTGGCTATGATTGATGCTGGATTAAACAAGGAGGTTGAAATAGCTAAAGCTGATTTAAAAAGCTAATAATGATTGGCGATTTATTTATTCTCTTGCGAAAGAATTAGGCAAGACTGTAAATGAATTATGCAAAGAACTTACAGTAGAAGAATTATTAGGATGGGTCGCTTATAACGAATTAGAACGTGAAGATTATGAAAAACAAAAAGAACAAGCACAAACAAGTAATGCTTTAAGAGGAAGAACAAGGTAAGATAGAGGAAATGTTCTGTTTTGTATAAGTGGCTGCTAATTACGGAATTAATCTTGAAGTAAGAGTAAAAGCACAAAAATTAAAGATATTTAATGATCGAATAAAAAATACACAAGAAAGAGTTGCTAAAGCTAATAAATTTCTCGATGAATTAGCCAAAAGTGTTGATGGAAGGGCAGTTCCAAGTATAAGTAATTTATCAAAAACATTAGATGAGGCGAATAAAGCTTTTAGAAATGCTGCTGTAAATACTCCGCAAGCAAGACGAGCAGCAGAAGATTTTGCAAAAGCTAATAAATTAGTAAATGAAACTCTTAAAGAACAAAATATTTTATTACAAGATGCACAAGCAAAAATAAATAAAAAGCCAGCTTTACAAAATAAATTTACGACATCATCATCACCTTTTAAATCTTCAAGAGATTTTTTAGGTCGGACTGATTCAGAAATTAATGCTTTATTAGACCAAAGAGGTGAAGATATGATGAAAGTTCAAGATGCTCTTAAACCAACATTACAAGGAACTAGATTGCAACAGGAAGAAAATGCAAAGATTAACAAACAGTTAGATGAAAGTGCAAAATTATATATGGTTCAAAATAAAGAAATTAAAGATATAGCAAATACCATTAGAACGAAAAAAATTAAACAATTAGAAGCAGAGGCAAAAATTAAAAATGAAATACTTAATGCAAAAGCAAAACAAGTAAAAGCAGAAATGGATTCTATAAAAAAATCTAAACTGCAAATGAGTATAAATGATAAAAGATTAAAAGTTGAGCAAAGAATGGCTAATCCAATAACAAGAATGAGAAGAAATTTAACCAGTAGAGGTAGAGGAGCAAAACAAGCTAGAGAAATGGCAGTTTCAAATGCACTTATTGGTGGTGCTTTTCCTCTATTATTTGGTCAAGGTTTAGGAGCATCTGTAGGTGGTGCTACTGGTGGTGGTGCTGGTGGATTAATGGGAGGTCAGTTTGGATTTGCATTATCACTTGTTGGTACATCTGTTGGTTCTGCTTTAGACAGACTTGTTCAAGGTTTAAGAGAATTTGGTAAGGCATTAGATACAACTGAAGGTGCTTTAAAATTAATGACCGATCGTAATTTATTTAGTAGTAAAGCGATTCAAAAACAAGCAGAAGCTTTAAAAAGACAAGGAAGGCAAGCAGAATTAAATGAACTTATAACAAGAGATTTAGGAGATTCTTTAGGAGTAGTTGCTTTAGAAGATGTTCAAAAATTTAGTTCAGAAATGGAAGAGTTATCAAGGCAATTTGGTATTTTAACTACTCAGTTTCAATTATTGGCAGCAGGTCCGTTATCCCGTGTAATATCAATATTAAATGATGTTACAGGTCGTCAAGGTTTAGAATCAAGAATTGGAAATCAATTAAGAGCTTTACAAAAAGGTAATCCAGAGGAGTTTAATAAATTTATAAAAAATAATCCAAGAACAGCAAAAGAACTTGGTTTAGGTTTAATATCTCAAACTTTAAAACAACAAACTCCTCTTGGTTTAGTTGACACAGATAGAGGACCAGGTGGTTTTAATTTTGCTGGAAGAAGTGATGAACAACTAAAAGGTATTACAACAGATTTAGGGTCATTATTAACAAAATTAGGTATTTCTTCATCAGGAATTGGTAAAAATGATTTAGAAAAACAATTAGAAGTATTTCAAGCTGAAGAAGGAAATTTAAGACTAAAAAAAGATTCTTTAGAAAGTTCTTTTGGTATTGAATCTGCTATAGAAGTTGTTAAAAGAAATAATAAAGGATTAGATGAAGAACAGTTAAATTTACTAATAAACAAAGTAAGAGAACAATTAAAAGTAAATGAAAAATTAGAAATAGAAAATCATCAATTAGAAAACACTTTAAGTCTTTATAATAATATTGCTTCAAGTATTGAGAATGGTATTGTTTCTGCTATCGAAGGTGCGATAAATGGTACTAAAACTCTTGGTGATGTTGCTCGTAGTGTATTCACACAGATACAAAGATCACTTATATCTTCTGGGGTTGATTCTTTATTAGGTTCTTTACCTGGACGTTTAGGTAAAGCTTTTCGTGGAGGAAAAGCAGATGGTGGTCCTGTTAAAAAAGGAAATACGTTTCTTGTTGGAGAACGTGGACCAGAGTTATTCACACCTGGAGTATCAGGAATGATTACCCCTAATCATGCTCTAGGTGGATCTACAAATGTAGTTGTAAACGTAGATGCCTCTGGTTCTTCTGTTGAAGGTGATGAACAGCAGGGAAGAGAGCTTGGTCGCCTTATCTCAGTTGCGGTACAATCTGAAATATTACAACAAAAGCGTCCTGGAGGTTTACTTGCATAATGACAGCACCTAATTTCGATAATGATGTAAATATAAAACCTATATATGGGCAGCGAAAAAATTCAGCACCATTAACACGCACTGTTCGTTTTGCTGACGGTTATGAACATAGAATATTATTTGGACTGGCAGAACATCAAAATCCAAAAATATTTAATCTTACTTTTAATGTTTCCGAAACACAAGCAGATACTATAGAAACCTTTTTAGATGCGAGAGCTAATGATAGTAAAAGTTTTACTTTTACACCACCTGGAGAAGCAAGTTCTTCTCAATTTGTATGTGAAGCATGGAACAAATCAATACCATATTTAAACAGAGCTACTATACAGGCAACATTTAGAGAGGTGTTTGAACCATGAGTACTGCTCCTGTCTTTAGTGAAATTCAAAAGATAAACCCTTCTGCAATAATTGAACTTTTTACACTTCAGTTGGACAATGCTTTACACGGAGCAACTACTATTTATAGGTTTCATTCAGGATCAAATTTAAATGCAAATGGTGAAATAGTTTTTGCTGGTAATTCATACACAAGATTTCCAATAGAAGCTACAGGGTTTGCTTATCAACGTGGTCAGCTTCCTCGTCCAAAACTTGTAATAAGTAATGCTTTAGGTACTATATCTGCAATTTTAAATCTTGTTAATGAAACAACAGCA